CTAAGAGGTGTAGCGAGTTTGAGTCTCGCATAGGTCGCCATTATATAACTGCGTGTAGGGGAGTCTGGCCGTCCCTACCTGATTTGGAGTCAGGGGATCGAAGGTTCGAATCCTTCCTCGCAGACCATTGATAAGTTGTGGGTATACTCCTTTAGGAACCCTCGCCAATTCGTGATATGTGGCTCCGTAACACGAGTGATCGTCACGCATAGAGGATGGGGAACTCTCTAAAAAACTCCAACTAATTCTAATCAGTGTAGTGTAACGGTAGCACGGCAGCCTCCAAAACTGCTTGTCAGGGTTCAAATCCTTGCACTGGTGCCATTAACGGGCCCTTGATGATAATGGGAGCATGTCGCCTTTGCACGGCGAAAGTAAGAGTTCGATTCTCTTAGGGTCCACCATTTAGTATCGTAGAAGTTAAGTGGCAGTTGGTACTGTCGGCTTTGAGCGTCTTCTGAGTTCGATTCTCAGCGATACTAATCCATAACGCCGCATTAGTACAATGGCAGTACAGGGGCTTTGTAATCCTCTGATGGGAGTTCGATTCTCTCATGCGGCACCATATAACGGGTAGGTAAAGCTAGTGGTTCTAGCAGTGGGTCTGTAAAACCCATCCTTGAGGGAGTGGATCGTAACCGCACCTGCCCACCAAATTATCCAGCGTTCTAGATAAGCTGGAGAGACCTAGTAAGCCCAACATGAGGGAAAGCTTACGAATGCAGGATTGCTGACTCAGTTCGCGAAAGGGCTAAACCTGCAAGGTGTACGGAATATATTGGCTTGTAGCTCAATGGTAGAGTAGGCGCTTGATAGGCGTTTGACGAGGGTTCGATTCCCTACTGGCCAACCATTTAAGTCCTAGTTCCGGGCTAGGCACCAATTACCCGTGTGAAGGATAAACCCCGTTCATTACCATATGAGCGACTAGTTCATCTGAATGCCACTCACGACGAGTGCGATGACCATAGTCTGGACCTGCATCATTCCATGGACGCAAATCAGGCAATGCGAATGTCTTTTGCCCATCGCCACCCCAACGGGTGCCTAGTAGAGAATATAAAGCTTCGTGATGTTGAATGTCTAAAATTTGTCCGCGACAAGGCACAGTTTCAGTTGTGTCCCATGAAAAGGGCAAATAAATGATTTGACTTAGATACATATCCATAGTATACTCCATTATGTGAGTTGACAGGAATATTTAGTTATTGGGGAATCATCTAAAGGTAGGATAGAAGTCTTTGAAACTTCCGGTCGTGGTTCGAATCCACGTTCCCCAGCCAATCGTGCTTGCATAGCATATAGCCCATAGAAGTAGCTGCACTACAACAAACGGACTGGTTACCGTAGTGGCGAACGGCGCGGGCTTTTAATCCGCTATGCAAACACCGTGGGTTCGAGTCCCACCCAGTCCTCCAATTAGAGTGTAGTGTGGGTAGTAGGGCCAACTGTAATGGGAAACCCCGATCAGCAACTCGCGTAAAAATACATTACATTCTAACTTAATATGGCGCATTAGTTTAGTGGTCAGAATACTGGGCTTTCAATCCGGGGAGAAGGGTTCAATTCCCTTATGCGCTGCCAATTATTGCGGGATAGAGAAGCGGTCATCTCGGTTGGCTCATAACCAGCAGATCGTGCGGTTCGAATCCCACTCCCGCAACCAAATCATGCTGTCTTAGTTTAATGGTAAAACGCCAGTTTGTGGAGCTGGTTACAGTGGTTCGATTCCACTAGGCAGTACCATTTGTTGCTCATTCGTCTAACGGTAGGACTCCTGATTCTGACTCAGGGTATTGTGGTTCGAATCCATGATGAGCAGCCAATACGGGGCTATAGCAAAACGGTAATGCGCGGGACTGCAAATCCTTGAGGTATCAGTTCAAATCTGGTTAGCCCCTCCAAACTATGCATCTGTAGCCCCCTCCGCTACGAACGGAGAGTAAGGTAACTGGACATGGGTAGAAGTACCTAATGCAGGTTCGAATCCTGTCAGATGCTCCATATAAGGAAAACTATAATGAAACTATTAGTAACAACCTTAGCTGCATTATTTTTGATTGCAGCGCCCAGTTATGCGTCTACTATGAGAGCATCTTGGTACGATTGCGCTAAGCCTGGTGAATGTAGTAAGAGTAAAATCACTGCAAGCGGGCAAAGATTTAATCCAAATGCTTTAACAGCAGCACATAAGACACTACCCTTTGGCACAAGACTTAGGGTTACACACAAAGGAAGATCAGTAATAGTAGTAATAAATGATAGGGGCCCATTCATTAGAGGCAGACAATTAGACCTATCAAGAGCAGCAGCTAGAAAGATTGGTTGCGGCGGAGTTTGCACAGTCAAGGTTGAAATCTTAGGGAAGAAGAAAAGGTAGACTTGACAATATGCGGGATTTAGTTTAATATATACATCATGGCGGTAAGTACTGCGTTCCGTCATCCCGCAGCTAGAGGTTTGTGAGTGGACTGTCGACTGGAAACTCTCGTTTATCACAATAGTGGAGGGCGTAACCACTTTAAGAAATCGCATCGAATTTGGATAGATGGCCGAGTGGTTGAAGGCGCCAGTCTTGAAAACTGGAGAACTGAAAGGTTTCGTGGGTTCGAATCCTACTCTATCCGCCAAACAAGAGGAAGATAAAATGAGTAATAAAGATTGTGGTTGTGGTCGTAGCCCAAATGGCAAGTGTATCGGCTGGCATGGGTTGACAAACGAACAATACTCTGCTAAACTTCAAGAATACGAAAAGAAGAACTTGACGGAATCAGCTCCTCAGTTGCTTCGTGACTGATGCTTAGTTTCTCTTGGCCTGCTGAAGGTTTCAAAGAAGAAGATTTTACATTGGACTTCATCTATGATCTGCATGGTTTGGTAGGTATAGACGGTCCAAACGAGTTTGCTAAAATGCTTTTAGAGCATGATAAAGAGTTATGTAAAGCATTCTGTCTCAAGTGGAAAGAATACAACGAGACAGAATACTGGAAGACTAAAGAATAACTGCTGCCTTGGTATAGCTGGTGCGTACATACGCCTGAAGAGCGTGGGGACTCTGTTCGATTCAGAGAGGCAGCACCATTAGATGAATAGCACAGCGCAATCGATCAAGGCAGTGGGCTTCCAAAGTAAACGGGAAGTAAAGGGATTACCACACCTGAGTAGAAATACTCGCTATTCATTTTGCGTCTTGGGGGGTGATGGGCATCCCGCTGGTCTCATAAGCCGGAAAAGGTAGTTCGATTCTACCATGACGCACCAAACAAATAGAATGCTGACTCCGACGGGAGTTGGCCGAGTGCAAGGAAATGGTCGGATGCAAAGACTGACTAACTTGGCTAGATGGTGTGGTGCCCGTGCATGAGCGGAGAGATCCGAAGATGTATAGTTCCTTACCAAGGAAATCTAGGCTGACGCGATTGCAGGTATCTGTGCCGTGTCTTGTGGGTGTACCCGAGTCCCACCTCACCTTATTAAATGCTGGTATGATGTAATGGTAGCTTGCCACCTTGCCATGGTGGATGCGCGAGTTCGATTCTCGCTACCCGCTCCAAATTTATAAATAGTCGGACCAATCAAGGTCTGAATGAGGTAATAATATGCTTAATACAATCGTAGTTTTGCTTCTTGTCGCAGTTGTCGCTTGGGTTATCTGGGAAACATGGAAAAATGGCTGGGACGTAAAGAAGGGTATTAGCGCAGTCATCGCTGCTGGTGCAGCATTTTGGCTGTGGGCAAATGAAACAATTACATCTCTAACCGCAGGGTTGTAATCTAGAAACCGCTCTTGACCCGTAGCGGTATATAAGTCAGCTCACCGTATGGGGGCTGGGTAAGTGACACATATTACTCTATCCAACGGGTCAATATGTTCGGCTGCTAACGGGTTTCCAGTTTAAGCTTCTTTCGCCAAATGGGAAGGCATCGGTTTTACACACCGACATGACAAGGTTCGATTCCTTGAAGAAGCACCATTAATGCGAGTATGGTGAAATGGCAGACACGCTAGTCTTAGGAACTAGTGCTTCGGCGTGGGGGTTCAAGTCCCTCTACTCGCACCAATCACTGCCTCTATAGTATAGTGGTAGAACAATCCTTTGGTAGGGGATTGGCTCCAGTTCGATTCTGGATAGAGGCACCATTATAGGAACTTAACAATGATCAGAAAGAACATGGACTTAAACGAAGTTCGCGCATTCATCTTAGAACAATCTCCCGAAACAAAGATATATCTTGGTGGTGACTCTGAACGCTTTCAGTTGAATGGTGTTTGGCACGCTGACTATATCAATGTTGTCGTTGTTCATAAGAACGGCAAAAATGGTTGTCGTGTGTTTGGTTCCGTTGTGCGTGAGCGTGACTATGACCAGCAGAAGGACAAGCCACGTATGCGTCTGATGAATGAAGTGATGAAGACTGCACAGCTTTATCTGGATCTTGAAGAAGCTATCGGTGAACGTGACTTTGAAATTCATCTGGACATTAATCCTGACTTGAAACACGGCTCATCTTGTGTTATAAATGAAGCTGTTGGTTACATTCGTGGTATGTGTAATGTGGTACCGTTAGTGAAGCCAAATGCTTGGGCAGCATCTTACTGTGCTGACCGTTTCAAGGATGCAATTCAACATTTACCGCAAGTGAAAGTAGGATAAAATGACTAAGTTTTTCGTTATGTTGGCTGTGATGGCTGCTGCAATCTTTATGATAGCCACAGGTGCTAAGGCTAATGTGTATATCACAGTTGATAAATCAGAACAGAGAATGTATGTGGAAACTCCAGATGCAACATTTGTTTGGGATGTTTCTACAGGGCGAAAAGGGCATACTACACCATCTGGTAGCTATCAGCCGTACATGTTGAAGACGATGCACTATTCAAGCAAATATAATAACGCGCCGATGCCGCACTCCATCTTCTTTTATGGTGGTTATGCAATCCATGCTACATCTGAAACAAATAAGCTTGGTCGCACAGCATCACATGGTTGTGTTAGACTGCATCCAAAGAATGCGCGATGGTTATACAGACTTGTAAAGGACTATGGCAAAGATAATACATATATCAGAATCGTAGAATAAAGGAAGGTTGGCTGAGCGGTCGAAAGCAGCGGTTTGCTAAACCGTCGTACTTCGCAAGAGGTACCAAGGGTTCAAATCCCTTACCTTCCGCCATATCATAAATATGGGTATAACCCAGGAGATTACTATGGAAGAACTAATAGAAAAGATGAAGGTTGTTTTAGCATCAACCTTTGCAGCAAAGCTTAAAGCACATGGCTATCATTGGAATGTTACAGGCTCTGACTTTCCACAGCTACACGAATTTTTTGCAACTATCTACGAAGATTATGATGGTGCGATTGATCCTTTAGCAGAACACATTCGTCAGTTAGGCGCATTTGCTCCTGCTACGCTTTCAAGAATGAGTGAACTGTCTGTCATTGAACAGGACGAGACTATACCAAATGCTGTCAAGATGGTAGCTAATCTACAGACATGCAATGAAAATCTAATGAATACTGTTATTGAAGCATACGAGATGGCTGAAGAACAGAAAGATTATGGGCTATCAAACTATCTTCAAGACCGTATTACAGCACACAAAAAGCTGAACTGGATGCTAGAAGCAACAATGGGAAAGAAGCCATGACAAAAATCATAATAGCACTAACTGCGATTTTCTTTCTATTAGCTAATGCACCAACAGCAAAAGCAGACAACTCAGAAGAGGTTGCTATCGGTATTCTAGGTGGTGTCATTGGTGGTCTTGTACTAGGTGAGGTCTTTGATCATAACCACCACAAGCACAAGGTAAAGCGCGAAAGATATGTAGAACGCTGCACAGTCAGATGGAAGAGATTCTATGATCCATACTATGATGCTATTGTAGAGCAACCAATAGAGAAGTGCTGGGTAGAACGAGTACGATAAGATTGTAACGGGTGCAGAGAAATCTGCACCCTTTTTGCGTTCATGAACATGTTTTTAGATTATATCAAAGAAAAATACAAACAAGCAGATGAGCGAATGACTGTCTGCAATCAATGTGAGCATCTTGATCAGAAGAGAAAGGTGTGTAACGTCTGCGGCTGCTTTATGGAGTTCAAGACAAAGATACCTACAGCGACATGCCCTCTTGAAAAGTGGAACGATAAATAGATAAAACAAGAGGATTGATATGGCTACATTATCTAATGCAGACTTGCTTAAAAGGGACAATGCACAAAAACTTTTTTTGCTTATATCAAACCAAGAGGCATTTAAACTAGGGCAAACCGGAACTAGTGGTGAAGCGACAGCTACAGGTAAAGTTCAAATATTTCTTGGCAACGATATGTCAGAGTTTGGCACAAAACGAAAGCTCAAAATTGAGAATGTCAATGAGTATCTGAAGTATAAAAAAAATAAGAGAATGATGATAGAGGTTAATCTGAAATCGCCAAAAGTGAAAAAGCTTATTAACCTAACTCAAATTTTCAAAAGCAAGAACTTTGGTGGAACTAACGCAAAATCTGGTTCTGGTGGTTCAGAAAGACAAGAAAGAGGGCTTGTTGATGCAGTGATGAACGCCAAACTTGAAAAAGGTAAAAACGTTTGGGTTGATAGTTTAGGAAATAATGTAAGCATTATTCAAGCGATGAAGAACGATAAAAAAGAAGCTGGTAATAGTTACATACCACATCTCAAAGCCGGTAAAGAACCATACACAGACTTAATCTTAAATGTTGTTGAACGTAATAAACAGAAGCAGCTTCGTGTATCAATGAAAGGTGATTCTGCTCCATCTCTTGCTGGTGGTGGATTATCTGGTTTGATGGACATTGATTCAGATATGACAAGATCAGTTTGGAATAAAGCGATAAACTATATCAAGAAAAAAGGTTTCAAACAAGGCGATACAATAAAATCTACAGAGATACCCGATCTATCTATAAAAATACCTGACGATCTTGTAAAGAAAGTTGTAATAGGTACAACAGAAATTGGTGGACCAATCACTCATATGTATATCGGTCCAATGGATGTCACTTCTAACTATAATAAAACTTCTGGTCAGTTAAATGTTAATGGTAGATTTTATTCTGTTGATGAGTATCTGAAGAAGATACCATCGTTCTACATCGTTATTAGAAAAAGAGATATTGATCCATCAGGGCAAATTAAGATTGATATTGAGGGTGAAACAACCAATCAAGAAGGTTTACCTGTACTTATGAAGAATCCAAAAACAAACAAGAATAATACAAGAGTGATTGTAACTAACAGCCCAAGAGGTGTTACAATATGATCACACTATCACAATACCTAGCAGAATCAAAAGAAGGTAAGAACCTTCACTTAGAACACTTAGAAGACGAGGTACTCAATGGCGGCGTTTCTGGCACAAGAGGCGCAATATCCTTTCTACAGTCTCTTCGTGATATGCTTGCTGGTAACAGCAAGTCTAAAATTAATGTAACAACAAAATGGGATGGTGCACCTGCTATCTTTGCTGGTATCAATCCAGAGAACGGCAAGTTCTTTGTTGGTACTAAAGGCGTCTTTGCTCAAAACGCAAAGCTGAATTACACCAATGAAGACATTGACAAGAATCATCCTGGTGAAGGATTGAATGTCAAACTCAAGATCGCACTCAAGTATCTACAGGAACTTGGCATTGATGGAGTACTACAGGGTGATATGATGTTCACTCAAGCTGATCTTAAGTCTGAGAACATTGATGGTAAAGCACATATCACATTTCAACCAAACACAATCGTTTATGCTATACCTACCGATACCAATCTAGCCAAGACAATCAAAAGCGCAAAGATGGGCATTGTATGGCATACAACATACAGCGGCAAAAAGATGGCTGATATGAAAGCGTCATTCGGTGCTGACATATCCAGTCTCAAGCCATCACGTAATGTATGGTACAGAGACGCATCTTATGTTGATGCTAGTGGCACAGCAAACTTCACAGCAAATGAAACAAAAGAGATAACAAGCATATTGAGTCAAGCTGGTTCGTTGTTCAGAACAATATCTCCTAGAACAATGAATGAGATAGCAACAAACGACACATATAAGATTGAAATCAAAGCATGGAACAATCTCAAAGTTCGTGAAGGTAAAGAGATAACAGATACAGCGTCACATGTTACTGGGTTGATACTCAAAGTGGAAGAGAAGCTGAACAAGTCCATTCTTGAAGCCAAAAAAGCTGATACCAGACAGAAGCGCGAAAAAGAAAAGACAATCGTACTGAACTTCTACAAGAACAACAGGAACGAATTGAAGAAGATTTTTGACTTGCAAAATCTTCTGGTTCGTGCTAAAAATATGATTGTCAGAAAGCTGCAAACAGCCAGAGACACAGTGGAAACATACCTTCGTACTGATGAAAAAGGATTGAAGATTACCAATGCGGAAGGTTTCGTAGCTATTGATCATATTGGAAATGCAGTCAAACTGGTAGACAGATTGGAATTTTCACAAGCAAACTTCAATGCAACAAAGAATTGGTCAAAGTAGCACACTCGGTTTTACTAAATACTCTTGTTCAACAACAGGAGTATGATTATGGAAAAGTATGGCTTCATTTATGTCTGGTATGATAAGAAGCGAAAGATGTTCTACGTTGGTTCTCATTGGGGAACAGAAGATGACGGATACATCTGTAGTTCTAATAGAATGAGAGATGCCTATCGTAGAAGACCAGATGACTTCAAACGAAGGGTTGTATCTAAGGATATTACCAGAGAAACATTGCTTGAAGAAGAACACAAATGGTTGTCGAAGATACCAGATGTTGAACTAGGTAAAAGATACTACAACCTAAGAAAGCATAAATGGGGACACTGGTCAACTGATGAGAAAAGAAGACTTACTGTTGGTCAAAAAGTATCAAAGTCCAAGTTGGGTAAAAAAGGCACATCACACTCTGAAGAGACTAAACAGAAATTGAGAGAAGCAAGAGCAAAACAAATAATACCTCCTTGGAAACATACAGAAGAAACAAAGCAGAAGATGAAAAAACCTAAGCCTCCAAGAACAGATGAACACAGAAGAAAAATGTCCGAAGCAAAAAAAGGAACTGTTTCTTGGAACAAAGGCAAAATTCTCAAACCTGATAGCGAAAAATATTCAACCATCTACATGAGAACATATAAGAAATGAGTAAACTCGCTGATCTAATGAAAGATATAAAAGCTAAAGCAACAGAACGTAAAGCTTTAGCCAAAGACCTTGCATCAAAACATAAGTCTCTTCGTATGCATCATGAAAGTGGTCACAAAGTCTTAGTTGGTCCTGATATGTCTAAACCAGGTATACATCGCATCACACACTTTGATGAAAAAGGTATAGCTTTAGGTCATACAGAGCATAAGAGCATGGAAGATGCAACTGATGAAGCATTGAGAAATGGATTCAAACCAAAATGAAATTTAGTTCGTATATCAAGAAACATAAGAACGAAGTCCGTACATTGAATGTGTGGGACATTGATGCTACTCTAGGCAATACAGATGCAAGAGTTTCTGTAATGAAAGGTGGCAAACAAGTCAAAGTTCTAGATGCAGGTGAATTTAATAAGTATCAGCTAAAATCAGGTGAAAGTTTTGACTTTGCCCAGTTTCGTTCTGGTAAAATCTTTCGTGATACATTCAAGCCTATCAGTACAGTTCTTGATCGCGCACGTAACATTGTAATGAATCAATCTGAGAACTCAAAGTCTATCATTCTTACAGCTAGAGCAGACTTCAATGATCACAAAGAATTCTTACAGACATTTCGTGATCACGGTTTTCCTATTGATCATGTATATGTAGAACGAGCAGGCAACATATCAAATCTAAGACCTAGCAATCCTGCATCAGCCCATGTCAGTAAGGGTGTCATCCTCAAGAAGTATCTTAAGACAGGTAAGTATGATCGTGTTCGTATGTGGGACGACCATGAAAGAAATCTTGATATGCTATACAAAGTAGCAGCACTGTATCCAAATGTAGAAGCAATCGGCTACCTAGTCAAAGGTGGGCGTGTGATCAAATACACACCACAAAAAGAAGCAATCAAAAATACCATCAAAGAGAGTGTTAGGTATGCAAGATACGAAGAAGTCTGAAGACTGGGAACGAAAAGTTGCTGACGATATATGGATGAAACTCAAAGGTAAGCATGTGCCTAAAGAGTATACCATAGAGGAGTGTCGCGACATTCTGAAAAGATACTGGCACAAAGCAATGGAATCTGAGCAGTAAAAAACACTAAATACTCTATAGGTTAACATTCCTGTAGAGGGAAAATGAAAATATTAGCAGTTTATCCTGGGCGCTTTCAACCTTTTCATAAGGGGCACGCTCAGGTCTATCAGTGGTTAAATAACAAGTTTGGTAATGCTGTAATAGCAACATCAGATAAAGTAGAAGCACCAAAAAGCCCATTCAACTTCAAAGAAAAGAAGAGAATGATGATGTTAGCTGGTGTGCCGTCTAGTGATGTTCAACAAGTCACAAATCCCTACATAGCCAGAGAAATACTTCAGAACTACGATCCAAAGAAGACGGTTTTAATCTTCGCTGTGTCGCAAAAAGACATGGATGAAGATCCTCGTTTTTCGTTCAAGCCAACAAGATCAGGCAAGCCTGGCTACCTTCAACCATATAAAGGTAATGAAAAGAATCTAAAGCCCTTTGGTGACACACAGTCGCCGAAGGGCTATGTCGTTGTCACACCTACATTTACATTTGATGTTCTTGGCAAACCAGCCACATCAGCTTCAGAACTACGCAAACAGTTTGTTTCATTGAATGATGAAAAGCAAAAAGCATTCATCAAAGATTTGTTTGGTAAGTATAATGCATCAATTCATAAGCTGATGAAAGAAAAAATTGGTAATATGCTTAAGAATCCAAAAACAGTGAAGCAACTCAAAGAATCATTAAAAATTGGTTTGACGTTTGCTCGTAAAGAGATGCCGCAGATTGGTGCAGCAGCTTCATTCATGAAGTACCTCAGAGACAATGATATAGAATCACAAAGAACAAAGGTTGATCCAAACGATCTAAGATCATCTCAGATGGAATTTGACAACGACAAAGTTGAATCTCTGAGAATGAATCCAAGTAAAAATCCTATCATAGTATCAAACGATGGGCATATTTTAGACGGGCATCATCGTTGGTTAGCTGATCAAAAAGAAGGCAGAAAGACTGACGCTGTTGTATGCAATATGCCTATTCTAGATTTGCTGTATCACGCAAAACACTATTCTAAGAACTTGACAGAAGAAGTCACTCGTAGAGAACTAGCACCAATGCTAGACTCATTTGTATCATTTGCATCTGATAAGTTAGGTTTGAAGTCAATGCCTAATGTCAGATACAAGACAGATGATGATGACTACAATTCTTTCGCTGCATACAATCCCTCATCAAACGAACTCTCCGTACATACTATGAATAGACACCCGATGGACATATTTCGTTCTGTCGCACACGAACTTGTGCATCACAAGCAGAACGAAGATGGGCGCATTGGTATAGACATAGCAAAAGAAGGTGAGACTGGTTCTGACATTGAGAACGAAGCGAATGCAGAAGCTGGTAAGATTATGCGTTGGTTTGCCAAAGCTAATCCAGATATGTTCGGTAAGAGTTATGTCGTTGAGGGTAATACAACATCATTCGGTGGTATTCGTGGATTGGGCAATGTAACTGGTGAAGTGTCACCTACAGATGTGCCACAATATGTTTTAGACAATCAAGCATATACAAATCAAATAAAGAATAACACATCAGGGCTTTGGGTTGATGACGGCGTTCAGAGTTATTGGTTAGATAAAAAAGGTTCAGGAGAATATAGAGTGAAAGCGGTAAAAGGTTTCAAAGCAATGCGCGCCCAGTTGAATGAAGTCACAATGGCATCACCAGCTTCTCAGGATCTTGCTAAAAGTCTTGAAGCAAAGAGACAAGGTAGAGAGTCTCGTCAGCATTTTGTAAGACCAGGTGCATCTAATGATCCAGAACCAAGAGTACCTAATGCTGACCCTAACAAATTTAGATCAAGCACTCCCGTGATCAGTAAAAGAGCTGATCCAAACAGATACGTTGGATCAAAAACAGATACAATCAAAATGAAGATGGGTGGAAAAGAAAAAGAAATAAAGACTCTTAATGTAAATCCAAATGTAGGGCAGAGACTAGAAGAAGGCATCAACGATCCAGGCAAACTCAAAGCTATCTTCTTAGCTGGCGGTCCTGGTTCTGGTAAAGACTTTGTTATGAACTCTGTTCTAGCTGGTGAAGGTTTGAGAGAAATCAATTCAGATACAGCATTTGAGTTTCTGATGAAGAAGCACGGGCTGAATATGAAGATGCCTAAAGAAGAGAAAGTTGAACGCGATATTGTTCGTGGTAAAGCAAAGAAAACTACAAAGAAAAAAGAAGAGCTTTCACTTGCTGGGCGTCTTGGGCTTATTATCAACGGTACAGCAGACGATCTAGAAAAGATTAAGAGAGTCAAGTCAGAATTAGAATCTGACGGTTATGAAACCATGATGGTCTTTGTCAATACATCAAACGATGTTTCTAAGCAAAGAAACTTTGAAAGAGGGCAAGGTGGTGGGCGTAAAGTTCCAGACGGTACAGATGATAGTGGTGTGCCAGATGATTCTGAAGACATTCGTACAGAAAAGTGGCAACTAGCACAAGAGAACATTGGTGAACTTCAGAAGGTGTTCGGTAATGATAAATTCGTTGTGCTTGATAACAGCGTTGATATTCGTAAAGCATCACCAGAAGTAAAAGCAAAGGTGATGACAGACTTCAATCGCGTTCGTCGTATGGCT